ATTTAAAAAAAAAATATATTCGTATATTAAATAAAAATGTCTGGAGCTGTAGCTGCTCATGCTTCGTATAATGGAAGTGGGACCCAGGGTCTTGCTGTTACAAATAAACTAAACGCGGGCGATAGTGATGTAATGTCTGTATTCTGGAACAAGAATGATACCACAAAGCAGCTTCTATATGGTTCTTCCGTGATGGAGATCCCAACAAGCGGTGTTTCCGGTACTACTACATGGGGTGGGAATCAGATTTTTACTGTAAATAATGATATCGACGCTCTAGGTGATTTATATCTAGAAGTTGGTGTAAAGTGTGAATCCTTACCAACCACTTCTAAAAGAGGGAAAGTACCTGACGCTGCTGGCGTGCTGACCGAGCTCACCGACACAATTAGATTTAATAACTTTGGTTTAGCTAGTATTATCGACCGTGTAGAATTTCAGATAGGTACTCAGATTTGGCAGACTCTTGAGCACGATGATATTCTAGCGTGTAATTGTACTGAGTTAGGCGAGGGTGCTTTCAAGAAATTCGGTAATTACGCCAACGGTTTCTACCAATCTGCTTCCGGCAATGCGTCGTCAGCGGGGAGCGAGGGTGAAATTGGCGTCAACAACCTTTATTACGCTCACAGCTATGTCCCAAACAAGAGAAATATGACCGGTCACCTCCCACAGCACACCCCCAACGCGTACGGCCCCGTACTTGGATCTCCGATTGCAGCGGGCCGTAGCGGTGGTAATAGCGACTTTGCTTACTTTAGCAAGGCTACAGAAGTAATTTCGAGTGGAGCCGTATTAAGAGATGCCGGTGATGCCCGTACTATGTTCCTCCGTCTACCATTATTGACAAAGACTATTGCTCCGGAGCTCCAGGGTTTCACCGATAATTGTGAGAATGGTTACCTTATGGCCGCCGCACCCCACCAATCTGTTAAGATTAAGGTTTATTTCACCGACGATCTTTCCAGAGTATTCTCTAGCACCCACGATTCTATCGTTCCTACTACCCAGCAGGTTTCTATTGAGCCAGGTAAGCTATATGGTCGTTGTATGATTATGTGTAACGAAGAGCGCGAAGTTATGAAGGCTCAGCCCGCTGGAATTCCAAAGCGTCTTAAGATGACCCAGAATTTAAATAGGAGCAGTGTCACGGGTCTAGAGCCCAATTATAGTCTTGATTTAGACCACTTTTCTCTATACTCGTCGCATCTTATTATAACAGTAATTGGCGACCCCGGCTGTGGTTTAGATACTGCGGAGCTTAAGCTTAACTCTTCTTCGTTTTCGGGTACAATAGATGGTCAGCTTCTAGATGGTAATACGGCGGCGACCATGGGTCTTGTAGCTAATTCGTTAGACAACCCCGTTGACAATAATGTAAGAGATGTTGATCAGTCTACAAAGGCTCTTTATGTTCTACCATTAGCCTCTAAGGCTTACGGTGGTTCTTCGGTTCCACTCAACCGCTTCGATAACATAAGGTTGGTATTGAACTTCTCTAGAGACGCCGTTGTAAGAACTGTTAATGTAACATGTGTAGGTGAGACAACCGCCTTATACAAGGGCGGTGCATCTTCGCTTGCTATGTATTAAATACATTTATTAAAAGTCCAACCTAAATCATTACAGATTAATATCCATATCTTTTCCTGTTCAAATAGTTTTTCTCTACTTTTAAGAAGTGGGAAATAAATTAAATATTCTGGTTTATTTAACAATTCAAAAAATTTATATAATGTATAAGAATAGCTTAAAAAATTTTTCCTATCTTTCGGGCAATGCCTGGAAAAAGGTTCTTGTATTTTATTGAACATATCTAATAATTTATCTTCTAACTCCTGAGAGATAATAAGTTGTTTATTTCCGGTTATGCGATGAATTATGTTGGGTATATGTTCATAATACTTGTTTAATTTCAATTTTTTAAGAAATTCTTTAATCTTGTAATACGTTATTAAACTTTTATCAGTTAGTCTTTCTTTTTTAATTTCTGCGATTATCATATTTATAACATTATCTGGTATATAAGTTCCTTCCCTACCCTGTATCTGTGTTATCCACTCTTTAAAATGATTAGTTCTTTTATAACTATATGGTTTAATAAATTCATGAGTTTCACATACATTCCATTCTGGTATAGACGATACCGTATTAGTTTCTGTTAAACCACATTCATAGCATATATTTATTCCTGAAGACGTATCTTGATAAGTATTTCCTCTGCAATTTTTACATTCAAAAACATTGGTTGTGTATTCTATTGAACTGTTTTCTCGAGGAAAACACTCCTTCATATATTTTTTATAATTTTCTTCGTGTCTTTTTTCTAAATCAACTGATACATATTTAAAAATTCCGTTATCGTTTTTATAAGTCTCACCCTCTGTAAATTCTAATCCATCTATGTTTTTAACAAAATCTATTGAATTAAATAAATATTCTGTTAACTCATCACAATTTTCTATAGATCTTATTTTTTCGTTAAGATCTCTTATTTTTTCGTTTAAAACTAATGAGTTATTGATGTTTTTATTGAATTTATTAGATTCTTTCATTTTAAGTAGAAGAGATAACTCTTTCTTGTATTTTGGTAAATTATTTGACTCATTATCTATTTTATTAATAGTTTCTTCGTGTTTAGCACTAATAGACATCCTTGAGTCACTGTGTACAGTCTTTTTAGAAAGTTTAAAAGAATTCATTTCAATTTATTAATATAAATTATTCTTTTAAACATTTTAAATGTGTAAAAATATATAAAAATATATAAAATTATATAACAGTTAATTTATATTAAATGTTAATTAAATACAATGAATTATTTACTCAAAAAAGACTTAAAAATGTATCCAAAATAAATGGATTAAAATTTGTAAATAAATTAAATAAATCTCAATTATTATTTAAATTAAATAATCATAAAACCGCTACTTATATTCAAAGATACTTTAGAAGACGTTTAATGAAAAGTGACATATGTCCAATATCACATGATAAACTAGTTTATCCATTTGTATCAATTAAAACAGGGAATTTCTTTTTTTATTACGATTTTTTAACATTAGTAAGTTACCTGAATAAAAGTGGAAATTTTCAAGATCCGTGTACTAGAACAGAAATTACAGATAAGAAATTAACTGAAATTAATAAATTAATACTTTATTATTATGGATCTAATACTACAAAAATTATAGTATCTCCTACTATGCAACTTGATATAGAATTAAATATAATAACATATTGTATGTATGACATAATAACAGAATTAAATAATGTGAGTATTCTAAGCGACATAGAGTTATACAGTAATATTCTACCTAGAATAATTTACTACTGTCGCTTTTTAATTAATAATCACCCAAAAGAACATTGTAATATGATTATTAATGCATGTATTCAAAGTATAACAGGTAAAACCAATATCTCAATAATAATAATAAATTATCTAACTGGTTTACTTAGCACATAATTTACAAAAAAATACATATATAAAGGGTATTTAAAGAAAGGGTATATAAAGAGTACATAGAATGACGTGTAATATATGTAATCCAAAGGGTAAGTATATGGATTGTATATGTCATCAAAATTTTAAAACATTTTATGAAAACTGTAATAAAATATCAAGCATTGATCAGTTAAACGATTTTTCATTAATTAAAAAATGGACTATATCTACAATGACTATATGTTGGAATTCTAATTCTACAATAGACTTAAATAAATATAGAGATTTTTATATAAAAGCAGATGATAAAATGTCTTTTTATAATTGTATCAACACTTATATAACAGTGAAATACCAATATAAAAAAAAGATATCCGCTAAAATATTTAAAAATGGAAATATTCAATTCGCAGGGGTATTAAATGTATCGTCGGCTGCATACGCTGCGAGAAAAATATTCAGACGACTACATAACGCATTAGCATTCTCAGATCCAGACAATGCATGTATTACAGATCTTAGAATATGTATGATTAATTCAGACTTTAAAATATCTAAAAACATTAAACAAAAATCGGTGTGTTCGTATTTTGACAATGCAGATGATTTGTTGGTAAAAAGTTATACTTACAACCCATGTAAATATCCAGGTATAAACTTAAAATTACAAAATGAAGAAACGGGTGGTAAATTAACGGCTGCAATATTTAGACCAGGGAGTATTATCTTAACTGGGGGGAATGATATAAATTTATATTTTACCGTTTTTACATATTTACTTAAAATATTTGAAAATAATAATGACCTATTATATTAAATACTATGTTAACTATTTTACAAATCAATGATATATTAAACGTTACTATAGAAAACAATAGTAAAACTAAAGGTATATACAATATGATAACCGAATTTTTTAGAGATAATGATATACTTGAAAAGGAAAGTATTATAATAACTTTGATTTATTTGAAAAGGTACAAGGATTCTAATTGTATAATTAACAATAAAAACCTAAAGGACTTAATAGAAACTTGTTTAATTTTATCTAATAAGTTTATATGTGATTTTGAAATATCTGGGTCTGGACCCCTTGAAAATCATGTTCTAGATAAAATTAATTGGAATTTATATGTAGATTATAAAGAATTTGAACATATTAGAAATATAACATATTCAAATTTTGAAGAATCTTTTATTGTAAAGTGTTAAGTTATTATTTTTTTCCTCGAGTTGGGGCACCCGAAGATGAGGGTCCCTCATTTTCTTTTATAGAAGGGAGTTTACCGAGCTGCGATGGTGAGATTTTCTGCGAAGCATCGGGTTGTGGTGCAGGGGCCGGTTCGGGAGCAGGAACGGGATCAGGAGCCGGAGCCGGAGCCGGTTCGGGAGCGGGAGTTGGTGTGGAAACCGGAGTTGGGGGAGGTGGTTCAGGGG